CCACCGATGAACCTACCATAGCCCATCCAGGCCGCCCTGTCTAGCCCTAAATAGGCCTCCTGGCTACCAATTAGGCGTGTTGAGAGGGTCAATTAGTGATTCGGTATCGTGGTGTATGTCGTAGTGGTGCTAAGTGGTAAATAGCGTGAGTGTGAATACCGATGAACACAGTGTGTGAATCTTAGGTAGTAATCGCCTGTAAGGTGCCTCTACATAGCGTTAGGGCTAGGTATGCCTATTAACTGTTAGAAGGGCCTTAGAGAGGCTTGCAGAGGTGGCTGAGAGCGTATTAGCACTGTTGCTTAACTGTTATAGGCTGGCCAGACAGATCACTTGATATCTAGCTATATCTACACCTTATCACTAACCACTGATTGATTACATTACCTTATCATTATACCTAACTAACCCATTGCTTATTGCAACTCATTCTCAATAAGGCGTGACTATAGATGAGAACAGTGCCAGGATACCGTGTCCAGAGTATCTGCATCAGGCACAGGTACGCTGGACAGTGGACACAGGGCTAGCAGTTAGTAACTACCAGTGCTGTGAGTCCTTGATCGCAAGAGGGGGGCACTGGGGGGGAATACGAGACCCACTGGCGATATAAGGCTTGTTAAATTTATGTTAAAAATTCAAGGGACCCCTGAGAGTCCCCTATAATACCCCTTACCGCAGTTAAACAGTAAAGGCAGTACAGACACTAGGAAGGTGCTCTTGTAGCAGCTCATAGGCCCCTTTAGCGATCATCCTATGTTCCAGTTGTGTCCCATTAGAGCACCGCAATTGACAGTAGTGAATCCAAGACCGAATAGACCCATTCATGTACAGTCTAGTAGGTGTAGCTAGGGGTAGCACTTCTCTGGCACATTCCTTAGCTATTCCAGCATCCAGTAGGTCTTGATAGACACGATAGCACTCACTATAGAGATGATTAATCTTAGCATCAAAGAACTTCTTTTTATCTACATCTAAATCATCAATACTATTCTGTCGGTTCTTAGTATCTTGTCGACGTAATGCTGGAGGTGCAGCTAGTTCAGTTACTGATGCATACCGTTGACTGAATTCCTGGAAGCTAAATGACCTATGCCTAAGGATCTGAGTAGCTATAGAACGAGTTGTATTAATCTCTACACACATATTCACCATCTCAAAGGGTGACCAGTGTTGATGGTCAATGAGATATTTAATTAGTTTAGCACTGGTCTCAGTGTTGTTTTGATTAGCTGGGTTACTTACCCTTGCCATATAAGCTATAAGCTCTTCAGCATTAGGTGTGATATGTACAAGACTAACTTGGTGAGTCATTAAGAGTGGCGGTAAGTGGAGAGTTAATAACAGTAGTGACAGTAATAAGAGCTTCGCTCCTTATACAGTACTCTCAGTATTAACTTAGTAATAGTTAGTTAGTGGAAGTTTGTGTCTTTGGAGTTAGTAGTTCTTACAGAATGTCCTTCCCCAGGGACATTAATAAAGAGGAAGATGTGTCTCGATAGAGGCATGTCTTCCTCCCTTCACGGGGTCTGATCCACCCTTCAGCTCCCGCTTGACGGGTGGGATCTCAAGATCGATTCCAGCGCAATGGATCTCAGCAGTAGACAGTAAATTAACTGTCACATACTATATCCACGTAGGAACTGAACTTTTTGTCTTACCTCTAGCCTTGCGTCTTTGGTCTAAATTCATTCCCATGACTAGATGATTAGTAGCTGCTACTGGGTCATCTATGAATGTCTCAAGGATGTCGTTCCACTCCTCTTGCTTACGCATCTTAACAGCTTCATAAGCACTAATACCCATAGCATCTGTAAAGTATTTCACACCTTGTGCTAGTGAGTCTAATCTGTCGTCATGTTTAACTGCACCTTTTTCACGACACATCCTAGACATCTGATAGAAGAGCATATATAGTAACCGCTCCTCAGGTGCTGCGTCTTTATTGGAGTTATAGTCCCACTCCACAACCGACCTATCTACAATAAGTCTATGCTGGTTCATCACAGGTTCTAGGGCATCAATTATACGGTCTTCTTTACGGACATTAGCTCGTACTTCTTCTACGTCTATTGCTTGTTTAGTTTGCTGCAGGTGCTTCTTAAAGAGTTCTGCGACGATACCATCTCCGAAGTTTGTTTCGATGAGTAGTTTAGTAACATTGTACCGCTTACACCCACGCAAGATGTCAAGAAGTGTATTGTCGCTATAACCGTCGCGATACGCTCGTACTTCGTGAACGTAGAGAAAGCCATTCCTTTGTGATATGTATGTAGCTGCTGTTTCATCAGTGCCCCTACCTGAGGGGTCAACGGAGCAGATCGTTTCTGTGTATGGTCCCCACTCCCCTTGTAGTTGCATCGGGGAGTAGAAGTAGTCACCTGGTAGACCAACAGTAGGTAGGTCTTTGAGAGTGTTACGTGGGTCACTGCACCACACCACAGCATCAGGTGCTTGTGTAGGGTTAACAGAGGTAACGACAAGATCGGAGAACTTAAGTGGGAACTTTTCAGCGTCACTAAGTGCTGTGTCTAGCTGGAACTGTAGCATAAAGTTACTACGACCCATAGCAGCTTCACGCTCTACTAGATCTTCACCAGTGAATCGATCGGGGTCAGTAGGTGTCCACTCCTCTACCCCCATCTCTATGTCCTCTAAGATTTGAGGAGCTAGGAGGTTCTCATACTGTGATAGCTTGTCTTTGCGTGGGTAGCGTGATGGCCACACAAATGGACGATAGTTACGCTCAGCTAACTTACGGTAGATGGTAAAGGTAGTCTGCGGAGTACCAAGGTACATGATACGACTATCTTTTTTTGGTGTAAGGATAGATTCAGCCTCAGTACACAACTGTAAGAGCTTCTCCCGCATCATCTCAGTCATAGAGTTACCAGGCACCTCCACGTCATCAAGAATCATAAGGTCTGCACGACTACCAGTCAACTGACCTGTAATACCAACAGACTTAACGGATGGTGCTTGGTGTGGTGAACAGTTAACATCAAAGCTGATACGACTCCACCTAGCTTCATCACTCTTTGGTCTCAAATGTGATAGCCAAGGTGTCTCAATGATTAGCTTCTGCAGGAAGATCGACATGTTATCAGCACGCTCCTTAGAGGCTGAGATAATCATAATCTTCTTCTCAGCATCGTTAAAGAGGGTCCACAACACAAAGGCTCCAGTAATCCAGCTCTTACCGACTCCTCGGAATGCTTGGATCTGTAGTCGTTTAGGTCCGTGTTGTAAGTAATCAGCGATTGCGTACTGAGCACGTGTTGGGGATGGTAGGTCTAGTTGCCCCCACAGTGCTTGGAGAAATAGTTTAAAATCGCTTCTAAGGGCCGTTAAAGTGTCCATATGGTAGAATATACGTAAAGGCACCTAGAGGCCCCTTGTAGAGGCTCCTAGGTACCGATGGTGGAGGTTTAGACTTCTTTGCGAATTGTCTTCATTGCGCTGTTAGAGAAACGCAATAGTTGAGTCATGGGATTCAGCATATTCAAGGCTGGCATTAAATTACCCTGCATAGCCTGCCTAATTGGATCAGCTTCCGCCCTTTTAGTACCAGCACCTTGTCCGCGCTGTACCAGCTGAGGCTTACCACCTTTGATATCAATACCAAAGTTAGTTGGACGACCATCGTTGGTGTAGACTTTATTAGCCTTTTTATCTAGCCAATATGGAGTCCCATTCACTGTGACACGTTCTGGACCCCCTTGTGCTGCTCTAGGAGCTACTAATTCAGTAGCTGCAGCAATAGCAGCTGGTGCAGCAACAGGAGCAGCTTTAACAGCAGAAACAGCAGCTGGTATCAATCTACTCATAATAGGTTTAACTACTGGATCTGTTGCCATACCAATAGCGGTACCTCTAGCTACTTCCTCCAATGCCTTAGTGGGCTCACCTCTTTGTAAAGGTTCAATTGCAGAACTAGCAGCGAATGGTAGTTGACCTTTGATGCCTGGAGCTAGTTGTTTAAGTTGAGATTTTGTTGGTATTGGGATTGGTAGATTAGCGTTATATAGTTGGCTAATGTACATATCCGCAAGAGCCGCATTTTTAGGATTAGCTAAAAACTTTTGCCCTTGTGGACTATCTGGAGTAAAGGAGCCTTTAAGCATATTAATACGTAGTTGCTCATTCTCTGGCAACTGTAAAAACGCTTTTGCTGCTTTCACATCCTGTGGGTTAGCACCAACACCATATAAAAGACCGGACCCAGTAGAAAAATTTCCCCTTTTTCTTTGGGCACCTTGCAACATATTCTCTACAATAACACGTCTAGGCAGGTCTGAATATCTACCAGTAACAGTATCATTGAATTGAATTTTAATTGAATCCTTAGCTCGTTGAACAAAGTCGGCACCAGTATCAACTTGAGGAACAACTAATCCCCTTGGATCTTTCGCAGCGTCAGTTCCCATTGGGTGCATACTTTGAGACCTAGGAGTTGTAGGCAGATTGTATGCTTCTCGATATTTAATGCCTTCAAGATTTTTCCAAGGTATGCTACCACCAGTATGAGCACCGCGACCAGCTACATTGCCGCCCAAGTTGAATGGACTATTACCAATTGGACCACCGACAACTTCAGCTGTTCTGTTTAATGCAAATACTCTTTCCTCTGGAGATAAGTATCTGATATTTCTCATGGAACTAAGGCTTGCTCGTCCATGATGAACCTCATCCCAAGGAGCAACTTGGTAATCTTTGAAAATTTTGGATTCCGCACCAGAGATCGCAGAAACAAGTTTCTTAGGATCAGCCTCTGGGTTTCTAGATAAAGCATTTTCCAAATAAGGAATGATAATACTATCTGGAGTTTGATAGATAATATCAATGGCCCTATCTACCCTAGGTACGTCAGATCCTGAAATTAATTCAATGTATCTACTTTTTAAGGCGTCACCTTCTGGAGTATATAATACGTTTCTTGGAGCCATTAATCAGCTCCCAACAACACTAGACCCGCCTTTGTCTTGAGAATTCTTACGCTTACGCTCCTCACGTTCCATAATCATTCGCTGCCGCTCACGACTCATCATGTCCTCACGACCAGCACCACGATTCTGACGAGTCTTAGCTTTTTCCTTAGGTTTGTTGTCCTTACCTTTAGCCTTGTATTCACCATAGGCAGGTCCCATATACTCCTTACCATTAGGCGCATCTTTAACAGTAGCTGATCCACTCCTAACTCTAGTCATGTCATCAGATGTAATGTTGCTACGCCCTTGACGACGACTCATTGAAGCAGCTTCCATCCTAGCCACGTCACCTTTAATACGTTCAGCAACAGAACCGCGATTCTTGTCTTGATCTTTTCCTTTACGTGTAATAGCCATAATTAACGAATGTGTGATAGAATTAATGTTTCCCTATTAGTAGGGCCGAATGTATCCCTCATCCATTGTAACCAATTGCTACTTCCTTTAGCCTGATTGCATTTCCTACAGCTGGGTACCAAATTTGAAGTAAGGTCTTCGCCACCAAGACACTTAGGGCGAACGTGGTCAAGTGTAAGTTCATGTAGTTCATA